TTAATCTGTCAGGCATAATTCCCGCTCTACCTCGCGACGATTCTTTAACCCTTTCCACGACTGACCATCAGCATATATCCAGCGGCGTAACTCATCGCAAGCGCCTTTGATGTCGCCAGTATTGAGCTTTTTAAGCAGCGTAGATTGGATAAAAGCATGCTGCCCGACGTTATAGGTGAACGAGTACAGAGCCGCTTTCTGGTATTGGCTTAGTGGGATTTTCACAGCTGCATCAACAATGCGTTGTACCGGCGTCAGATCTTGTTGCAATAAAGCATCGCATTCCGCATCAGAATATTTTTTACTGGGGATGATATCTTTACCGGTGTGGCCATCGCATACAGTGAGGACATTGACGACATCGTAGTAAGCCACATACTTGCGGCCCTCTAATCCATCTTCACCACCTAGTAATACACCAGCAATAGCCAGTGCTCCGAAAGCAGAAACACCCATTAACTTACTGCGAAGAGTTGGAGACATTTTATTTCTTCCGTAATTGAAATTCTTTTCGCTTATAGTGCCAATTCACAATAAAGGTTCCCGTCGTGCAGACAATACCGACTACCATGGCCCATTCGTTTAGAGATAAGGCACCAATCGTTGTTGTTAACCCGCCGAACCACAAGGATATCGCGCTGGAATATTTATCCATCTTCATTGTCTCCCCCTGCCAGTTGGCCTGGGCATATATTTGCTGCTTTTGGAAAATAGCTCGCCGCCGTGCCCCATCCAGACGCAGAGATTATTTGAGGATAATTGATGCTGGCGATGAACTATAAAAAACCACACAAATAGCGAGGCCTAATAATTTAAATTATTATGTAAAAATACCGTCTCTTTCGGTGATAATAAGCCAACAACATAGACAAAAGGAAAATTGCTCGATGAATACCGGTTTTATTCTGCTCTGTATTTATGTAGTTGGCGTTATTATTTCTACTTTCATTATTTTCCCGCTGACACGTGACCAGAGCTTAGTAGTAAGGTGCTTATCATCACTTTTAATTGGTATAACCTGGCCCTTAAGCCTGCCCGTTGCCCTGCTGCTCTCAATGTTCTAATTAATACGCGTTAGGAGCTTAGCCCAAAAGTATCGGGCCTCATCAATGCTTGGGATAAAATGAAAAAACCCCGCCTGAGCGAGGTTTCTTTGACTGTATGAGTGCAACTGCACAACCAACTGTTATCAGACTAATGCACTTTTTGCGGCCGCACCAACACTTTTATCATAAAAAATTAATTTTGTATTTCGGCGTCCATCTCAAGGCGAATATCCATCATGGCAAGGCAACCATCAACAAAGCCCTCAGCCATTTGTAGATTTATTCTTATTGCTCTTTCGTCTTTCTTTTGTTGCCTTGCAATAGCACGTTTAGATTGATTATAGACATAATGCCGAATGACCAATTCCCACTCGTCATACCGATGACGTTTTAAACGAGAAACACATCCATCAACGGCTAATCCATCATCATCACAACATGAAGGTCGTGATGAGGTGGTGTACGGGAGTAAACCTTTAAACCCTGCGGCAATAGAGGAATAGTCAATACCTGAATTATCTTTAGCCCATACACCCCAGCGTTCAAGAACAAGTTGAATATTACGCCTTGGTTTTTTCTGCCCTGAAGGCAAGTTTTTCGATATTCGTATCATAACTCTTCTTCCTTCCGTGAAATATACTGTGTGTGCATAACGCCCCGTCCTAATTAGGGTCGATGGTGGCGCTATTAATTAAATGGGGGAGTTTATGGAAAATATGGCATTTCCAGGCCCCTGCCCATTTGGAGGTTTAATTGCACAGCGCGGCAATACATCACAGTATTTGAGGCAAGTTATAGGGGCTGCGTGCTTATCTGCCCACAAGCCGCTATGACGAATATATTTTGTTAAATAGTTGACGTAGCTGCATCTCAACTTGATTTTATAATGCAGATACTCCCTGACTTCGAGCATGGCCGGTGTCAGTATGTTATTGTCAGATTTGATAAATGATAGTTGTGTCATCTTGCCCCCTTGAGTGATGACACAACAACTGCTTAGGTTGTCAGTTGTTCAGGCCGACAGAGCTATTATTCCGTTAAACATCGGGCATTGAAATTGTATACCCGGCTATTTCTGCCAATTCGATTAATACCGGTAAGGTCGCGACAAACTGATTATCTCTTAAGTGTTCCACACTCACTATCTCACCATGTTCGCAACGGAGTAAAACTGTACCATCCGAAGGCAGAAGCTTAATCAAGTTTTCTATAGGAATCATTAGGTAACATCCTTATATTATTAACCCCCTACAGGGGACCCGATTAAACTCGATTTCCCTTCTAACTAAATTAATTAAAACCACATATTAGAAATAGCTGACATAACCCCATGAAAGAGGAAATATCAGCTGCTCTCATTTTATTAAGTGTCTTTTTCCCAAGGGCATAGCTCGGTTAACGCGGTTTCCAGCGTGGAGATATCGTCAGAGCTGAGCAATGGGATCAGCTTTTCAATTTCATCATCTGGTCGTTTATAAATCCGTAGATTTACGATCCTCGTAATGACATCTTCAGAGAAACGGTATTTTATGACCCGAGCCGGGTTGCCACCGACGACGGCATACGCAGGAATATCTTTTGTGACAATACTCCCCGCAGCAATAACAGCGCCCTCTCCGACCGTAATACCAGGCATAACCATACAGCGCATTCCAAGCCAGCAGCCATCATTCAGTACGGTATTTCCTCTGGGCTGATAAGATTTTTTCACCATACTCATAAAGGGATAAAGGCTAATAAAATCAATGGAGTGATTATGATTCCCGCCCATTAATATTACAGCTTCCGCACCAATACAGACATAATCACCAATAATAAGTTGGTCAATATGCCCAAGCGGCTCCCATTGCTGGCTGACGTTGTCGCCGTGGAGATAACGAACAACCGAATGTTCAAACCCATCGTCCCAACAGTCACTGTAGTAACTATGTTGGCCTCTGATCAAAATATTCGGGTTCTTGACGGAAAGATGCAGATACTCGACTTGTGACCAGTGTTTATTTTTCATGACTTTTTCCTTTTCGATAAAAGAAAGCCACGGAACGTGTTGATTTCGTGGCAGTGATTATACGTTCAGATAACCACTGCTTTTAGCTATTCGAGGATGGAACATCAGCGGACAACGGAAATAATTTATATTCATAAAAACCACCTTTTGTCTTATTTTAAGTAGATTTTCTCATATGTTCAATTGTGATTTTTTATAACTAACCTTTTAGCACTAGAGTTGCCTACCGCTACGTAATGGGTATTTTTGATCCCAGCCCAGTTTGGGCTGAAGATGGGCATCTTTGTCTGGGTAGCTTCAACCTCCACGTTAAACAGCAACCAGATTAAATCATAGGGTTACATCAAAGTACAACTAAAGAGTTATTTATATAATTAAACCTTTGGTTTATAATCTTGATATGAAAGAAGAAAAAAGCTCACTGGAACCGCCTATTGCGGCTCGACTTTATCACTTAATGAATAAAACCGGCGTGAATAAGTCGGGGCTTGCTCGTATCTGCGGAATAACTCCTCAAGCCGCTGGTCGCTGGTTCACGAAAGGAAAGATAAGCAAAGATTCGGCATTAAAATTATCTGAAGCCTTTGGTGTTTCCCTTTCCTGGTTGCTAAGTGATGAAACGGATAACCCAGAGCTCCCCACCGTCTCAGAAGTCGTTTTAAGTGAAAGACAAAGGGAATTGCTGAATTTGTTTGACCGACTACCTGAAAGTGATAAAGACAATTATATTGAAGCACTTAGGACCAAAGTTGAGAACTACGACAAGTTATTCAATGAGCTATTGAAATCCAGAAATATCAAAGAATTATCCTTAAAGTAGAAACAATAGACAAAATAAATCACCAATGAAACCAGCTCTTGCTGGTTTTTTCGTCTAAATTTCAAAATATTAACCCTATGATTGATAATGAAGTAAAACTAATGATTGATATCAATATAACCCTATGATTTAATCCACTCATCAACGGCACAGCAGCCGCTTAGGTGAGCAAGTTCTGACAATCTGAAAGCAGATAAATCGTGAGTAAAGCATAATTTTTGGAATAAGAATGGAATATAAAAAGATAGACTAAATAACAACTCCATCAATATAATCAACCCACTCATACACCAATTTATATAAGGAGGATTGCCATGTTGACCCGTGAAATGTTTTTAGTTTCGCTCGTCCTTAGCGATCGTCATTGCTCAAGCATTACTGGTATCGTGCTGCGATAACCTGCTTGAGCGAAGCTAACTAAACAATCTGAGAACTTCCCTCCGGCTTACCGGTTATCGTCAGTAATTTTTGACGATAGGCATTTTTATGCCTGAAATCTGGATAAGCATCATGAGTACATTACTTTCTGCACAATCTGTCAGCTACGACAACACCTTCGGTCCGTTACTGGCTGAGATTTCTTTTAGCCTGAAAAAAGGCGACCGCATCGGCCTGATTGGGCATAACGGCTGTGGCAAAAGTACCCTTCTGAATATCCTCAGCGGTGCACTATCTATGACCTCTGGCACCATCACAACAGCAAATCAATGCTTGATGGCCACGGTAGAACAGCATCTGCCCTGCGCATTAAACGAAGCTACGTTGATAGATGCGGTGCTCAATCATCTGCCGGGCAGCCTGCACCAACCGGAACGCTGGCAAGCCGAAGTCCTACTCGCCACACTGGGTTTTGAGGAAAACGTATGGTCACTGACTGCCGCAACTCTGAGCGGCGGGCAACATACGCGCCTGCTGCTAGCGCGAGCTTTGATCCGCCAGCCGGATTTACTGCTGCTGGATGAGCCCAGTAACCACCTGGATTTACCAACTCTGCTATGGCTTGAACAGTTTCTACAAAATTGGGGAGGCAGCTTTGTACTGGTATCGCACGACCGCAGCCTGCTCGACCGCGTGACCAACTGCACCTGGATCTTGCGCGATAAAACCCTGCAATTTATTCGTCTACCCTGCTCACAAGCTAGGCTGGCGTTAGAAGAAAAGGATAGCGCCGATGCTCATCGCCATCATGCAGAACAAAAGGAGATCGACCGCGTAGCGAAAAGTGCCAAACGGTTGGCTATCTGGGGCAGCGTGTATGACAACGAAAAGCTGGCTCGTAAAGCCAAGCAGATGGAGAAACAAGTTGATCGAATGAAGGAAGATCAAACTCTATTAACGGCCGGCAATCAATGGCAATTGCGGCTCAATGGTGAAGCATTGCCTGCTGATCGTGTGCTGGCACTATCTGATTTGCAGGTGCGTCCTGCGCCGGATGCACCTGTTTTATTCGAACTGGATGAAGTTAGAGTAAAAAGTGGCGATCGCATCGCGCTAGTTGGCCGCAATGGCTGCGGTAAGTCATCGTTATTACATAGCTTATGGCAAGAATTTAACCAGCCAGAAACCTCCGATGCGGGTATAGTTTTTCATCCAAAAGTCCGTATGGGATATTACGATCAAAGCCTACATCAATTACACGATGACGATTCAATCAGCGACGCGCTGACGTCTTTTGCACCATTGACGGAAGACCAGCGAAAAATGGCGCTGATTGGTGCGGGCTTTCCTTACCTGCGGCATCAACAAAAGGTAAGTACCCTAAGCGGTGGTGAACGTTCACGGCTGCTGTTTATCGGCTTAACACTGGCAAACTATTCGTTACTGCTACTGGATGAGCCGACCAACCACCTCGATATAGAAGGTAAAGAGGAACTGGCGGAAACACTAAAAACGTTCAAAGGTGCAGTATTATTGGTATCACATGACCGCATGCTAATTGAGCAAAGTTGTAATCGCTTCTGGTTGATCCACCAACAACGGCTCGAAGAGTGGCACGACCTGGCTCCGGTTTACAACATTCTGGCCGATAAACCAGTAATAGCGCCGAGTTCAAGTTCAGCCATTGCTACAGCTGCTATTACCACCCTCATGAAAAGTGAGGAAGATTATTTGCTGACAGCCTTGCTGGATCTGGAGGCCAAACTGGCAGAGGATTTGGCGCGGAAACCTAAACACCAAAAAATCACATTACAACGTGAGTGGCAGCAACAAATCGACGAGCTTAATAGTCTGCTAGGTTTAAGAGAGTGAGGACTAACGGATTCAAAAGTTTTTAACTCAAAGATCCGCTGGGTGTATGACCAATAAGCCCCATCAGTTTCTGATGGGGCTTATTCCATGCTTTCAGGTTGCTAGCTCCCACAAAAATCAGTACCAGTAAACATAAATCGCCAACTAGACAGTATAACTCTCGCCATAATTTCAAACTATTTTCAGAGCCTCGCTCGCTATAATCCTAGGGTATTACCTGTGACAACATTCACCGTTATCTATCTGGATTCCCATAGAAATGAGTGGGTAAAAATTTCGCCGGTTGAACCTGGCTAAAATAATCAATGTAGAAACCATGGCCGGACATCGATTATTTATTTTTTTATCAGAGATAAGAAAAATATTTACTCCACGAAAAGGCTAAATACAGAGCTTTCTTGTAGAAAATCTATTGAGCAATAGATATACAGTGGTACTGCTTTAGTTAACACCATAAGGAAATGGATGCTAGGGAAAAAGACAAACTGGAAAAAATGGTATTTTCCGGCGATATTGTCATGCTTAACGACATTCATGGCCCTGCCAAGCTATTTTATATTGGTGAAAACGGTAAGCTTATTTACACCGATCCACTTAGTTTTCATTTTGATGGTGCGAAAAAGATTATCGCTGAATTTAATAGCTCGGTGAGTAGAAAGGATTATAGTCACTCTGAAGGAAAACCACGACCAACACAGGTTCAGCGTTTGGTACGTGCTTCTGTACCTGATTTGCCAGCACAGCAAGCCTTCCGTACTATTAACACCAAGGCTGCGGAGCGACTGCTGGCTGCCGGAGGCGTTTACAACGGAAATGTTGAAGGTTATACGAAAACAGCCCAAGATTTAGGCGGTTAAGCAAGCTAAAGCAAAAGTGTTAGCTGACGGTACTAGAGAAACGTTCCCTAATGGAAATATGGCGGATGCTCATGCCGAAATAGGTGCTCTTCAACAAGCACATGAAGCTGGGGTCTCGAAGGGAGCCGATATAAACATGGTTGTGAGCGGTAAAGATGTCTGTGGTTACTGTAGAGGCGATATTGCTGCAGCCGCAAATGCCGCTGAAGTAAACTCGCTCACTATACATGCTGTCGATAAATATGGTGACCCAGTAAAATACACATGGGAAACAGGAATGAGATCTATCAAGGTGGCTAAATGAATAAAGATATGGTGTTAGGCGGTTATTTCTTTAGCCCTTCTGGTGATAGGGAACAGTTAAAACCTTTAAAGAACCCTTCTGAGGATGACTTACTCCAAGTCCTTGAACTTTTCCGTGATAACGTTGGTGTGTTGGGTATGAAAAATAACGCTTGTGACGATATCGATCCTGAAGAGTTATCTTTATACACTGAATCTGGACGCTATATGTTGTTGCTAGGTGAAAATGATTGTGATGGTGAATATAACGTCAGGACGTTGCACAACCTAAACTCACCAGGTGGCTTGCAGCTTATGCACGGTGAACCTTATGGAGCATCAACTATAGTTGATGATTTTGATCCGTGATCACTGCTTTTCGAGAGTATCTAGCTACTGGTAATGTATCGACAGACCTCCTTTATTAATATTGCTTAAGTCATCAAAATGGCGATCCAACCCAGCACCATTGCTAGGTTTTTGTGCTTGATCCCGACATCGTAATTACTCCAATAACGCGTCAAAACTCATGCTTTATTAACGCGTCAAGGATATCCGAATTGGTAGTTTTGAGATTTATTAACGCCAATAAATTTGATGAAAACATCATGCTGCAGATGATTATATTTTTTGAGATAACTTAGATAATTAATTGACAAGCCATATAACCTTATATTTAACAAAGTATTATTTATTCAAATTATGGGGATATAACAACATTCATAAGAAAACCGCATTATTAGACAAGAGATAAAAAACATTGACACCCTCATGAAATATCCGTTGACCAATCAGCTCTGTCTTTAGAGCTACCATGGTTTTTATAACACCGAAACTTTCCCCTACGGCGTGGAGTTCTGTATTCATTCCCTCTTCGGGAAAATTCTCAATTAAGATATCCTCGCCACTTTTATTTTGAAATCTCTCGCTCATAAAATATTCATATCAATAGCATTCCCTTCGGCATGTCTGATTCTTAATGATGGCGCTACGTTAAGCCCTCTCATACCGTACACTTTTACCATATTCTGTGTAGCTTTAATGCTTTTCGCAGTGTCCATACTGCCATCGATCTTTTAATGCGCCCATTGGATGCAAACACCCGTTTCAACCCGTACATATTCAGGCTTGGCAAGGTTTTTTGATATTTTACAAGACCAATGCATCAAATAAACCCTCTCTGGGGGATTAATGTTGCAAATATAATTACTGCCGCGCAAATCTTATTAATTTAGATATAAAATTATCAATGCTTATTTTAAATGACGGACTTAATAATGAATTCCCTTTATAAGTATTATTATCTATATACCAATGATAATACTCAACGTCATTGAACCATCTATTTTAACATTCTCTGTAATGGGGCCTTTCATATCAGCAACACTACCAAGTCTCGGCATGACTTCAATATCAGCACTGAATACTTTTCCTGGTGCTTTTGTTGCATTAGCATGGACCCAGCTCAGCCCATTCAGTGGCCCAATGCTTAATGATAAAATAGCCGCAGCGGCTTCTTCCTGTTTACGGAAATATTTTGCAGTACCATCAACCTTTGCATTTGAAAAATAAACGCCGTAATCACCTATTTTTCCGGCGCCATTAACAAAACCTAATCCATAGCGACCTCCGGACGTGCTACTGCCAGCACGGTTATCGCTACCGGTCACGCTAACGTAGGTTTCAGCATCACAAATTACTGACCAGTTTTTGGTTATTGAAGGCAATACGGTGAGTGCCGAAGGTTTAACAGTATGCCCTGCAATTTCACCGACGTTATAGACTCCGCCGTCTGGAGCCATGATAATACAACCAGGGGGGCTCACCTGACCTTTGACTGTTAATTCTGCTGTTGGTGCTTTTGCGTTTGCTGCATTGAAGCCAAAAATCAAATAAGACAGTGCTGTTAGTGCTATCAGTTGCTTTTTCATGTTTATAGTCTGAGGTTATTCTAATTATATTAGAAAATGTCAACACAATTGAGGTTATCAAAGTGATAATTTTATCAAAATTTGATATTGATCAATATTTTTCCTTATTGAGGTGATTAAACAATAAACAAAAAGGGGCGTATATCAGAATGGAAGCTGACTTATTGTAAGATATTTCTTATGCGAGATAATTTATTGTTATTTTTACAACAATAAATACGGCTCTGTTGCAGTAATTCGTCGTCAGGCAATATGTTATTTTTTACGATGTTTTCTGCATATACCACTGAAAATACAGCACTGTTCATTGATATGGTCGCGCAATGTATTTGGCTTGAACCTACACAATTTGGAGGAGATGATGGCAGAGTACGGTATTATCATTGACCATTCCCCGCTTTACCATTGAGTCACGGAGTGCCCCTGCGTCCATAGCCATTTACGTTCAAAATATAGATTGACTCTTTTCACTGTCCGGCACAGCAGTTAGCTTTTCATGGCCATCAACCTGTCGATATGTTCACATTTCTGGCGGTAATACATAGATAAAGAACGTTGCATTAGATTAGTTAGGCGTCATTTTGCAAACGATGAAGCCGCTAAGTACTTCTTTCAAAATTTCATGAGATCAGAAGTTTAGCCGGACGATTGTATGAAAAGGAAAAAGGTAAGAAATTTGCGATGAAACTACTGGGGCATAAATCGGAGAAGATGACGAACAAGTATCTTGATACGATAGGGAAAGAATACGTGATGCTATAAAAGACCGAATATCAGATTTCGATAAAATTTCGATAAATTTCGATAAACCACAAAATTCACCTTTAAAATCAATGGGTTAAAAATAGACCGAATACGATTCCTAAAGGTGAGAATTCTTAATTTTATCTATATAAAACAATAAGATAACCAGAGTTATGACCTTTAGCCTACGTTTAACACCGTCTTTAAAAGATCAACATGATCATATAGTTATCAGCTATTTCGAAAATTCTCGGGAAAATTTCGAGCGTTAAAATGAGGAAAACATGACTTCAACACTGTTTATAGTCTGCCTAATACTGGCCGCCGTAATGATCACCATCCACCCTGCTCTCTGCATTCCTTTCGTTATCGCTGCTTACTTGCTGGTAGGTAAAGGTAATGTGCATATGGATAGTAATACAAGCATCGTGTTTGGGATTATTGGGTTTATTTTAATTCTGGCTTTAGCCGTAATAATTAGGCATTGGTTTAAATAGACAACCCAGATAACCTGGGTTACTGCCTTATTTAAATTTAAGTGGATTTATGATTTTTTTTGGAATAATTACATTATGGCTAAAAAACATAACCTCTGCTCCCTTATATCGCTCTTGGGCGCTATAACTAATTCCATATTCTATTTTTTTATATCCTTCATACATCGCAGAAATTTCTGGAACATTATCGTATGAAACTATCCATGGCTGCTTGATTTCAGAACTAACCAACTTCGCTATATTTTCGTGATCTTCGTGCTTGTAGTGATTTTGGTATAGTCCTTTACCCTTAACGTAATATGGGGGATCAAGATAAATCAATGTGCAATCTGGTAACGTCGGTACAATATTCTTGATTAACTCATAAGAATCCAAATTATGTAGGGTTATATCATCCTTACGAGAAGCTATTCTATTGATTCTATTGATCAGATCTATCTTATTAAACCTTGCATCAAGTTTCCATTTACCCTCTTGCGCTTTCCCACCGATAACTCCACCAAGTAAGATCCCAGAGCGGTTTGTCCTGTTTAAGAAGAAAGTAGCGAAACCTATAGCTAATTTACTATTCTCAAACGGTTTTTCTATAATACTTTTTTGCCTATACCACTCATCGATCGTCACTTCAGTTGTGTCGATTAATTCGCAGAGTTGGGCTGTGCTTTCTAATACGCTGTTCCAAAAACAGAATATCGCATAATTAAGGTCATTAAGATGTATATGGGATACAACATCATTCATCAAGAGATTAAGGGCAACACCAGCTCCACCAGCGTAAGGTTCCACATAATGACCACCTTTAAGCCCATTATCAAAATAAACCTGAGTAATATACCCAGCGAGTTTACCTTTTCCTCCTGGATACCGCAGCGGACTGTTAAATCTCATCAACCAAAATCTCTCAAAAATATTTGAATGTAGTTTACCAAAAAAATAACCTTATGGCCATGCTATTAACGAATTGAATTTAATCATTTTTTTATCAATGGTTTGATTGCACTTACTTCCACTCCAATCTCATTACCAATCTCATTTCTGAGGGCATCAATGAATTTACTGTTAAAATTATCAACTTGTACTTCGTTCATTGTACACCATAACCTATATGGATTCGAATCAACACCGCCTTTATTCACTAAATGACTGATGCCATCATCTTGCATTAACCTCTTGAACAGTTTCCGTAATACTTCTTTCTTATCTTTGTTATTTGACTTATAAAATTCACATATAAGATCCGAAAGGATTATTTTATCACAACCTTTGATTTTTAATGCTGCACATATATCATCAGATCTTTCTAAAAACACATCTTTCGTAAACCTAATTTTATTATTTTTCCAATAGGGATGATCAGCTTCTAAATTATATAACATTTCAAAAATTAATTGGTCTGGAGGCAAAGTAGTTGGTAAAAGTACGACATTGCTATAGTTTGCATTATTTACATCACCATCTAAGACGATAATACTACCAGTGTAAAAACCAGGAACTTTCTTCCTTATAAGCTCAAGATAATTCCCACACCCCAAACTTACATTAGATATTGAATTTATTAATGATTTAATATCTCTTTTTGTGACTAGAGCATTAAAGAAATCATAGTTCTCCTTATCCTCAAAGAAAACATTTATTTTAGTTTTTCCAATTTCTTCTTCTATTTTTCTTGTTTGGTTGTGAAGATCAAGCTTTATATCCATCCATGAGTAATTTTCAAATGCCTGAACTTTCCCATAAGTATCAGATAAATATATTGTTTTGTAGCTTACAGGGTCTTTCTCTTGAAATTTATATAATGTATTTATAATTTCAGGTGAATGAGATGTCATTATAACTTGAAGATTTAATATCTTACTAAACTCTATAAGCTTATCAATAAGCCGTCTCTGCGCCGCAGGAAATAACCCTGCATCAACTTCATCAATTAAAATTATTCCTCCATGATAATTATCATAATCTTGTTTAAGTTTTTTAAATGAGAACATGGACTGTAATATTTGTCCGATATTATCCTCACCAACGGATACCGACTTATGGTCATAGTTATCACCACTTGCTACCATAGAAGCAATAGTGCCTGTTGTTTGAGTCAGTTTCACTGCACCTCGTCTACCCAAAATGGAGGAACTATATGAAATGAATTCATCTCTATTTTCTTCCATGAAATCTTTAACTTCTTTTTCTGAATATTTAATTCTCTCTGATATTGGCGTTAATCTTTTTAAACTCAAAAAAATTATTGGGTGAGTTACTTTTCTGCTATCGCTAGCCCCATTTGTTGTAGTATTATTTCTAACTGTAGCACGAGCTGTTCTATTACCACTTCTCAAGTATAAACCTAGTTTTAATTGATCTAACTCTTTATCCTCTGCTCCATCATAAATATGGACATTAATATTCATAGTACTAGGCTTATCGTAATCAGATGATAGCCTAAAGTGTTCGGCAAAGTCTGATGTGAAAGATTTATCTGCTAGTGTTTTATGTTTTCTAAGATCATCTGGCGGTACTAGAGTATAATCAGTTTCAAAGTTAAACATCTGAGCAACTATACCTAATATGGTTGATTTCGATGTCCCATTCTTTCCACAAATGACAGTCAACCTTTCACCAAAGTTGATATCTACATTTTTTAACCCCCTAAATTCTTCGATTCTTATCTTTTTGATTTTAGTGACTTTCGATTTGTTAGTCATTCAAACACATCCTTAATCTAATAATCCACACTTCTTGATAGAGCATAAATTCAAACAGAACTAGTCTGAGTGTGAAAAAATTTGGTTTGACTTTTTTCTATCATATCACGCTTGAACTTTAAGTATCTCATTAGAAATTCATTGCTAATCAGCGAGTAACATCACGTTTTTACTTATTAAAATAGGAATTCACCCGTTCCACCGCCTGCTGTACCAGTTTATTTCTGGTTGCCATCAGTCGGTCAATTTTTTCTCTTTTCTGATCCGCTGTTAGTATCCGGTCCCGCCTCATCATTTCAATCTGGGCATTCAGTGCCTTCACTTGCTTCTGTGTCGCAGTTAGCCCCTGACGCTGCGATAATTTCCCTCTATTTTCCTCTATCAACTCACTGGCATCATCGCTCCGTCCCTGCTTACGGAAGCTGTTAATGGTGCTGTTTATCTGATTAGCTTCAGTCATCATGCGGTAAAAATCTTCGGTGAATTGGGTAGATTTGGCCGGATCGGAGCCACGGAAGAAGGATTTAATCACCGGCATCTCATCCAGGCGCATGGCCGGGGTTTCGCCGTAGTCTTTCAGGTTACGCATCAGAAGATTGGTCGCGCCCATTACATAACCACCTAGGCTGCCGGTGTAGCCCATCACAATATGATCCAGCATCTTCGGTGACATATTGGTCGCCTCACCCACTTCGCGCATTAACAGGCTGGTCTGGTCGTTATAACGGGCTCCGGCTATCAAATTGCTGTCGGCCATGTTCTCAATCGGCCCGCCTTTGAAGAAATCATAGTTAACATAAGCCTCAGCAATCGGCATCGCGACTTGTGGGATAGGGTTGAATGCCATCGTTTCCATAAAGTTATGCGCCACCAGTTTGCCAAATTTAGCCCCGGTATCTTTACCGCCCAGCGCACGAACAAATCGCTCTGGTAAAGTGCCAAACATCAAGCCAATCTCAAACGGTTTGCCCATCGTAGGTATGGGTTTCTCTGACCGCACCTTGCTGCTCTGCCTGCTCCCTCGGCAAATACACTTGCCCACGAGTCTGTTCCCCGGCTGTGAATTGTGGCGCGGAACCCGCTTGAGGTTCATCACCTTGAATTGGTCCTGGCATTGGGAAACCTTCACCCGGATGAATATTACCGGGAGCTGGCAGGCGTGGAGTTCGCTGCGCCCGAATCTGATCAGCCTGCTGAAGTATCGACAACTCATCAGGTGTAAAGCCCTGCTCACCCGACTCCATTTGTTGCTGAATCAGATCTTGTGCGGTCGGCTGTGCTTCTGGCTCTGCAAGTGAACGTTGAACATCGCTATCATCAGCAAAGCCTTGTACCCGAGGATCCTGACGTAAGTAAGCTGGGGTATCGCGGAAATCATCAATCTGGGAGTTAGGTACACCATTTTCACTCACTGAATTCTGCTGTACAGCCACTTCAGGGGAAGCCTGATTTTCTGCCTGCGGTGTCATTTCTGGCTGGATAGTTGGGTCAATATTTTCAGATACCGGCGAACCCTCGATATCAACAGGAGTCTCTGGTGTGGTTTCTGCTGCTCTGCGGCTGCGAATGCCACCGAAAGTACCTATAGTGCCGCCTACCCCCATACCAATAACTGCATTATTAGCCCCGGTTTCCATTACATTTTTCATGGGATCTATTTTCTGACCGGCGGTGTCAATTAATTGCTGATTTTGGACATAACGCTGAGAAGCACCTTGGGCAAATTCTGTCGCACCTTCAGCTGCAGCACCAGTGGTCATGCCCGAAAGCACTCCTTTGGCAGCAGTTTTACTCGTCAATAACTTTAGAAGCGTATGGTCACCTAATGTTGATGCCGCAATATTAATTGCTAGCATCCGAGGGTCCCCAGTAACACTCGTTGCTGCTCTCTCTGCAACAATATTTCGGGCCATCGTTAATTTTTGAGTGTCCGATAACTTTGCATTTGAGGGGTCATTATCAATAGTAGAAAACGCACTCTGGAACGTAGGGCTCGCAATTAACTGATCAAATGGTATCGCGTTAATTTCGTCCCGCATTTCATTGCCGCCATGCCCCTGAGCGGTCGCCGTTGTCATGCCAACAAAACCGGTTTTTTGGGCAATGACTCTCGCTTTTTCTGCTGCTAACTGAGCGGTTTCTCTGGCTACTGTTTCAGGTACGGAGGTTTTTAGTTTGTTATAAGTTGCCTGCTCGACGCCCCGTGCTACCGCCTTCGCGCCATACTTAGCAACAAGACTACTAGTCGCCATTTGAGTTATTGTCGGGATAGCATTAATCAGCCAGGCGTCTTTATCGAAAAAACCTTCTCCTGCACTAATTCCCGTAATATTGTCGTTTTTATCTCGCTCTATTTTTGCAAAGTCCATTGCTGCGACTTGTTTACCTCCTTCACTATAGTTTTCCCTAAGACCTTTAGAGAAACTCTCTGCAACAGACCCGGCCCCTTTTATCAAAGTGCTTCCTACCCCAGATAATGGGTTACCAGAATTATCTCTCAGCACCACCAATTCTTCTGGGCTAATAGGAATATCAATTAGCGGCTTCTTTTCCCCATTTATATATTGTGCTGCATGCTCTTTTAATTTCTGCTCGCCAGCATTAAATATCTGCGCTCCGCCACTTATAATATCTACGGGCGCTGCTGCCGCAGAAAGGAGCACGTCCTTTACACTTACACTCGGATTGTTTTCTTGTCCCTTACTTGGACGCCCTGCGGCCTCTCGCGCAGCCCTGACGGCACCCCAGTCGAAACCAGTATTAGCATTCTCACCTGGTTGCTGGATATTGAGTGTTTCACGATTACTGTTATTGGTTTGCTCTTCTGGACGTTGTTGTTGCGGATCGTAAGTCATTGGGCGCTCCAAATTTCAGACGTAAAAAAAGCCTCATTGTGAGGCTGTTCGATAGTATTCATAAGGTCCGGTTGAGCGAGATCTTTAATCCGTTCATATTCGAGATTAAGTCTGTGTTTTTCCTTCTTTCGCGCATTCATCAATCGACTACCGATAGTCCCCTTAACCTTCGAAACATTTTCTTTTATGGCAAACAAATGCTCCGCTTCTTCGCCGATTGCAAGACGGCGCTTTAGTTGCTCTGTCATCCAGTTGAAAGCATTGATATACGCCTCTTTAATCGCTGTCGCAGGTTTACCGGTAAATCCCATAATTAACATCATGCAGCCATCACGAGTTATATTAAACATTGGCTGCATATCGCCATTTTTATCAATGAAATCAGTGGGCGCAAAATTGCGCTGGGTAAAATCATCGGAACATTTCAGGTTTCGAATTGCCCTTAGAACATCTTTGTGACGCTTGCTAAAGCATTGAGCAACCTTAAGTGAGGTGGTTATCACTTTGTTCTCTGACATAACCACCATGTCTCGAAAATCAAATTGTGGGATGACTACCATTTGTTTGTTCATTGGCACTTCCTTATTAGAAATGAACCTTTGGCGCATAGGAAACCAGCCCATCGAGGCGTACCAACCGTACTGGCTCCTCAAAGGCTCATTTCTAATCAGGTTCGATGGTTTGAGGCACATGCGTTGTGCCGAGGAAAATTGGAATAAAAAAGCCCCGGCAAGCGAACCTGTTGAGGCTAGATTTCGTGCATAAAAAAACCGAAGGGCTTTTTAAAGCTCACTTCGGCATCTTTGGATAATTTAGCGCGTTCCGTTTGGCTAAGCAAGATTATAAATTGCAAATATCTCATACTACAATTGACGATACAGACTCCAATATTTTATAGTCTCAATTAAAAGCAATACAGTCAGTAGTATTCGGTGTTATACATGACCGAGTATGCTTCTGTTACTCTGCCATCAGGGTATATGTCTTTTATTTTACAGGATACAGGGTTACCATGTGAATCTATCGTACAGTCTCTTGTTGTTGAAACTTCAAGCTTATCATTAATGTAAGTTTTCGTTTCATAGTTAAATGGATTTATTGCTTTAGCATCAAATTCAGTCACTATTTTATTCACGAAATTCTCTTCATAACTTATGTCTAAAATAGGATATCCACTTTCGTCATACTCGTAATGTTTTCTTATTTTCCCACTTTCTGATATTTTAACATCCGTTACAAACCCTTTATCATTCAGTAGTGCTTTAACATCTCCATTCATAGTTTGCGTAATGTTGCATTTCTCATTCAAAATTAACTTTTTTTCTTTGGTATTACTATTAATATAAAAATTACCATCTTTAACGTAATCCGTATCTATTTCTGATATTGGAGTGCGGACCTTTATTGAAGTAAAGCAGCCTTTCTCATCAATATTTGCATGAGCTTCAGAAATAACATTCCCATTGGCATCCAGCATTTTTTGACTGAGTGATTTAACAGGTCCATGTAACGGGTCTAACCCAAATATGTTAGAGATGCTTGCAACATTCGGCGTAAAAACTAAAGATTCATTATTCCTATCGCAGGCACTTAATACCACAATCAGGGTGCAGACACTTATAATCCGTTTCACTATGCACTATTCCTTATAATAAGTAGCTGATTACATAATATCAGGAGTCGCTAAGAATAATAAGAAACATATTTATTACTTTGCCGCTCGACTATAAACTTCTCGTAACTGCTGCGCAGTAAAGCTATCACCAGAAACGAGTTTTTCCTGGGTGGTACTGTTTGTAGCCCTCTGCTGCCTTCCTTCCCTTTGTTTCTGTTTCCATGCCACAAAGGCCTGCTGATCCTGTGGGCTATTCAGATCAGGCGCTTCACCAAACTCTTTTTGGTACTCACCAGCAAATGCTTCCAACTCTGACGGGTCAATACCTGATTGATTTTTCGAACCACGACCCCCTCCAACACCGTAGAGTTCTGACGCTTGTTGACGGCGTTGCTCAGAGTTGCCCTTAATTTCCTGCTTTGCGGCCGCCAGTTGTTTTTCATCCATCATCGCACCATCTTTATTCAGTGCAGCCAGTTGCTTACCTTCATCTTTGCTAATATCCAGCAGTTCTTTGCGGTAGCCCTCACTTTCCTGACGCATAGCGGCTTTATCTGGCGGGTTAACCATGCTGCCAATGAACTTGGCCCTATCTGGTTGGTTAAGCTGACCAACCATCTGGCTGTAACCTCTGACTTTATTCATAAACTCATCGATAGGGATTTTAGCTACCTGGTTATCATTCACATCAGCGGAACCGAATTGAGTCATAGGTTTGTTGGCGGTTGAACCATCGCTATAAGTGACTTTCAGACCGGGAATAACAAACTTGCCATCTTCACTGATACCAATATGAGCCAACTCTTTGCTCTTAATCTTCTTCCCTGACTCTGGATCGACTTCATCAATATTGCGTTCAATATAGGGGGCCAGCACAGTATTCATCGTTTTTAATACTTTCGGGTCGTTATAGTTCATTTCCCCGGAAAGCACCTTCGGCATAATCTGGTTAATCTCCATCACATTATCAATTGCTCCCTGACCAAAGAAACGCGAAGGGTGAAGCGGGTTATCCTTTGAAATTTGCCCATACAATTGAGGGTCAACCTGACCGGTGGTTTCAATTTGCTTATACAGCGCCTGAACAACCGGCATTTCTTCTTGCATGCGCTGCTGCCGCTCAGCTTGAGAACGTTGGAAATTAAACTCGTTCTTGCGCATATTGAGTTCCTGCGCCCGCATGCCCAAGCTGGCATTTGCCGTGCGCTGACTAGCCTGCGCCAAGCCATAGTTCTTATTCCACTGCTCATCACCCACGCTATCACGCTGTGATTTATATTGATGATCGCGATTGTCAGTTTCTTTGCGCCAGTTAACCTGATCCTGCGCCAGACCATAGTTACGGTCAGAGTCCTTAACCTGTTGTTGTTGTGCCGCATCGCCGCTCGTAGCCAAACCCATCAGCTCTTTTTGCTTTGGATAAAAACGAGTGAGCCAATCGTTATACTGATCACGAATAAGATTGGCATAGGTATCAGATGCTTGTCCCATAACTACCTCCTATCATTAGCTGCCGCCAAAGATGCCAGTGGATTTACTACTCACGTCTTTGAGACCATAAGTCGATTTGCTGCTGACATCCTTTACCCCATAATTACGAGCGGCCATACCACCAGCAGCACCAACTAATTGCCCTATTGCCTGTCGGTCGCTAAGTGACTTCTGTGCATCGCTGGTCGCTTTACTCAAACTCTGGCTGGCAATGTTGCTGTAACCAGACAGTGCATCAGCTTTTTGCCCTGAACCCATAGCGACAACATCCTGCAACCCGGCGACATATTTATCCTGTTGTGAGGTTTGCGCCCGGTTGGTAGTATCGATTTGCCCTGCTACCTGATCACTTTGCAACGTTTGTAGTGTTCCCTGGAATTTACCGCTACTCGGATCAACACCACCCGCAGACAATTCAGTGGCCGCCTGTTGGCGTGCCTTACCAAACTCCTGTTGATAACCTAAGTTGACGGTCCCAGCGGCATCGTCATATTTCGACTCGTTATTCATACTGTCTACTTTGCTAATAAACAGATTTTCCATTGGCTTAAGTTCGTTCTGGTACAGCGTCCATTGTTTACCCGCAATTTCAGCCGCTGCCAGTTCCTGAGAGGTTTCTTTAACCTCGGTGCTACCGCCACCTTTGCCCATAATGACCTCCCATTCTCACCACCAACGAACTACGGATAGCACACTGGCCACACCATATAAAATGCCGACCAGCACAGTGGAGTAATACATGCGCCGGAGTGTTTTACTTCGTTCAAACAGTTCTAGAGCTTTCACAACCCATTCTCCTAGGTTAATATTCACCCATCTTCTCCCTTGCCTTTTTCAAGGTGCAGAAAGTAGAAAGCCCCGACTGCTGCTAACAGTTCGGGGCTTTCGCTTATCTACTCATGTACATTAAATCGGTATTTTGAATTTCATCAATCCACCTTCATCGGCCAAACGCTCAAAACCGAGACGCCGCGCAATTCGGATGAAACCTTTACGTGCCGTATAAAACTCAGCCCAACGCCCGCCAATCATGCGAGTGAGGCTCTGAACTTCCGGTGTGTACTTAACCAAACCTTGCTGCCCGCTACTGATACCCAGCCAAACCACAACATAGGGGATACCTTCTTTCATTCTGGGACGCAGAACTATCACGGCATCTTCCGCTGAAAAGCAAAACGCCTGCTTTTTACGACAGGCGTCTTGGACATGAATAAGCAAATCAGGATCACCGGCATCGCTAGCGATTTGTGCCAGTTTAGAATTTAAAATAGTTTGCAGCATCCAGCACCATGATAGGGATACTTGAGACGTAGTAAGTGAATGGACCATGAGATGCAGGCTGATTCTGAGCCCAACCCCACGAGGGACCAATCTGAGTACCGTTACTGTTAACCCAGACATAAACCTGCCAGGGATAACGCCACCGCAATTGCCATAGCACCGCCTGAAGCCGCACCGATTATTTTATTTCGCAATCCAGGAGACATATCACCTCTCCATTCTTTGTAGAGCTTCATTCACTACAGCTATAGCTTCTGGGTTAGTCTCGACGGTCTTATCTTCTAAGAACTCACGAAGTAATTGCGTACGCTTCTGTTCTTCTTTTAGTTGAGCATCCTTTTCACGCCGGTTTGCGTAATACGTTTTTATTGTGAACCATGCACTAATCGCTGCGCCGACAATAAAAATGTAGTCCTGCGTGCTTAATACGGAGAACGCGGCAAGTGACCCCGTCCACCAATACTGAAATTGGCTTGTGTCATTCATTTTCATGCACCACCTCCCCGGGTTGGGGAAATAAAAAAGCCGGCTGGGCGAACCATGCAGGCTTTTGGGGTAGTCAGGACTGACTGGAACTGACCAATAAAAAACCGGAGCAGCTTTTAAGCATACTCCGGCATCTTTCGGAAATTTAGCGCGTATTAATCATTCAGTCAATGGAGGGTATTGCAAAAGATCATTATTCATCAACGCAATAACCACAGTCATCTGCTGATTGTGATTACTAGATCCTTCAGGGATGGCTCTTTTAGCTTCACCCCACAATTTAGATGCTGAATATTGCTTGCTGGGATTAGCTAAGACTATTTTTGCTCCCTCGATGGCGTAATCTTTATTTGGACTGTTTTTATTCAAGTAACCGCCAGGTGGTATCCCTTTAACCCAACCATTTTCACATAAGCCGAGAAATGCAGATCTAGGGCATCCTTTTTCACGGCTAACTTCACTTGTCGTAAAAAAAGTTATCTGCCGCAACCATGACTCTTCTAAATCTTGACCGCGAATATAATGCTTCACAACCTCTACTGCTGTATCACCATATATTCCCATATCAATCCCCGATTTCTTCATTCACTCGTTGCCTGAGGGTATCAGCAGCTTCGGACTCTTCAATCATCAACCAATGCATACATTCTTTAACCAAAGATACATATTGCGCAGCCCACTCCCCGGGAGGTATCTCAGCCCCTATGATGCCCATGGATTTGCGCAGATGTTCCATTGTTGGCGGTATACGTCCACTACCACCGCATTCGTTGCATGTTTCTGGATGAGGTCGCAGAGTTTTACCGGCACCATGGCAACGTGGGCATACCTGCGTTACAGATGCCTGCTGATTAGCCCATGCCCGCAATGCTCCGCGTTCTGTTTTGATTTTGGACTGAAGGGTTTTTATTTCGTCTGCCAGTAATGCGATAGTGCCATCATCAAGTGCCTGGGCTTTATCTCTTTCCAGTAATTTGATTTGCTGCTGTAGCCCATCAACGACTTTTCTGGTCATTCCAGTACGGGAGCCGTAACGCCGCAGTAAAGTTGCAATTTGCTCTACCTGCGCCGGGAGATTTCTATCCAATACCATATTCAGCGCTAACTGGCAGGCAGCAATGGCTCGAGGTGGATGTGGTCGCTTATGCAGCCACACACTAATTGCGGCCCGTAAGCGTTGCTCTGCTTTGCAGTCATTGCGGTATTTGGTCATCAAAATATCGAATCCGACAGGGTGTATATGCTGGCACGTAGCAAAGGTACCTAATATCTGGTCTTTGGTCAAAACTGCACGGCCTCGGCCAATGTTCAGCGATTCAATGCTGACGCAGCGCGGATCGTGCATTTTGATAAGTTGTTCAATAGCAGTGGTCATTGGTCAGTCCTGTGTTTGGCGGTCAGGACTGATTGTATAGCTCATACTATGAATCGCAACAATGATTAGAGTCATTTTGAGCAGTCAATGCCTATCCATTGCTCTTTTTTCAAAAAAATAACGATACCTATTATCTATAATAAGCACAAAATCACATTTGTTATACAACCAATCATTTACTCTTATTGAATAGATTATCCCTATGCCACTTAAGATATTTCATTGATCTATTATTAATTTTTATTTTTATATCTGTTTTTATATTGAGTTCTTCTATTATTTCACTAATTAATGGCTCGTCTCCGATAAGCATTTCCCCCTGATCGGAAAAACTAATAAAACCCTTATCGAACAATACATCCACATGCGCGGCCAGCATCAAACCATTATATCGATCTAATCTCTCTTTATCAGAGCTTTCTCGCCACGGTTTTATGTGACTAGCACGGATCATTTCAGGCATACCTATGCCGGTAACTGGGCATTTGGGGTAGAGTTCTATTAATTTTTTTCTAAAACCACCTTGACCTACACGTGCATCAACTAAAAGTTTCTTGGTAGTTTCAGGAATATTATTTGAGTCAAGAACCTCTTGCACATCCTGATAAATATCATCGACTCCCAATGATTCAGCTAATTGCGATTCCCTTACTGACATTGAAATCTTATCAGATATTTTTAATATATTCTTGCTTTCACTCAATTTGAGCAAAAGCATACCGAGCTCTTCACTCAGTTTCGTTAAATAGAACTTTTGATTTCCGCCTCCGTCAGTACGAATTGGCGAGTATTTATTTTCAAGAAGCGGCGAGATTTCTTTTATTTTATCTTTAGGTTTGAATGGAGTCAGTGGATAACTGAAGTCCACGTTAACTTTTTGAAGTGGTTTTTCAAATCCATTTAAATCTGGAGATCTTACAACTTGATACGATGTAGAGGTAGCAACACCTAGAGCACCAATCTCTTGTTTGGCGAATGAAAAAATTATATCACCAAGTTTCACGTCCCGGATATTTGTATAAGTTTGATTATTAGAACCATCCTTATTGGTATAAGGGCAGCGTAAAAAACCACCACTTCGTTCAGTTTTATATAGCTTATTATGATTTACCCAGAAAAATTGCCGTGCCGATGTATCACTCTTCATAATCATCTCATAACATTATAACTTTCAGACAAAGTTACAACCGAAACAATTACATATCAACTAATGTATCTACTTATTAGGAGTTCGTGACCAAAATCACAGAACAATGATAACACATAGTTATTATAATGGATTAGCTCGAGTTTGGGTATAAATATAAAGAACTATTAAAAATGGTATTAATCCTCAATTTTTACTACTAATTTAGGATAAGTAGCACCTTATCTCTGCTTTGGCATGTTCAAATCCATGGCAAACTTTAGCCACATATTTGGCATCAGTTAGTCGATATATCCACCCTAGTTGCATTTTAGTGACCTTTCCGTTTTCCGCTTTCATCTCAATCCACAATCCCGCATAACCACCGCGCGGCAGCGCCAGAAACAAATCTGGCACACCTTTCCGCAATCCAAGCCGCTTAGCATCCCTTGCTGCCTTTGGCCCGCGCTTCCCCTCATTGGGGATATGTATCAGATAGTCCCCGATACAAATACCGTTGATAACAGTTTTATCTGCCCACGCAATAAGCGCGGCCTGTTCCTCGGTTTCCGCCTGGTGGTTAACTTTACGAACCTTCCCGTTACGCACTTCCAGCTTTGCTGCTGTTCCGATGATGCCAATGGCATCTATGCTATTAAGCAAACTGGCCCCCTTTAGCGGTTACCAGCGATTCCTCCAGCCAAATCCTAAGAGTTGCATGCAATGCCTGTAATATCGTTTCCTCAAGCTCTCCAGGCTGCCATTCATATGGTATCCAGGCACTGGCAAAGCGTGAAAGTAACCGAGTTGAAAAAGCAGTATTAGTTTTGGTGCGGTGTAAACCGATGCCAGATATGCCAGCAGTACCCAGCAAGCCCAGAACTTCAGCAGATCCAGAGAAACGGATTGCAGCAGTTGCCCGCCAAAAGATGCGTGGTTGCAGTAAGTTACCTCGCGGCGTGCGTTAAGCATTAATTAGCAGGAAAGCAAAATAAACCATCGGAGCTACAGCTTAGGCTGTGGCTCTTTTTTTTCACCTAAAAGGAACCAATATGAGCAATTTACCAGCAATTAGTATGAAGCAGATTGAATCTTCCCAGATCCACAGCATCGGCCATGACCCAGTTAACAACATTCTGGCGATTCGTTTTAAGTCGAAAGGTGAACCGGCGGCCCTGTATCACTACAAAAACGTGTCCGCTGATGATTACGCGGCATTCTCCGGCGCTGAATCAATTGGCTCTCACTTCTACCGCAATATCAAGCCAGATACAGATCGCTACCCATTCCAACGCATTAACGAAAAGAAAGACGGCGAATAAGTGGCTTTACCGCTGCCTCTGTTCGCAGGGGCTTCGGCAACACTCCTTACCGTGAGGTGCATCGTGAATGAATACAACTATCAGCGAATGGTTGAGCAATCGCTGGAACAGTATGACCGCCTATTAATTTCGGATCCTGATGAGCAAGAGGAATTAGGCAAGAGGATTGAGTTTTTACGCCGTCATTCAAAAATGCTCGGCGCTTTTAAAACCGCTGTCAAAAATGGCTGCTTTATTGCGGGTGCAAGTACCCATTACCTTGCAGCACTTACCGAAACAACCGCTATGGAACTCTATCTGGATGAGGTGCAGGAGGAAATATTTCTCCGTGTTGCCAAAGCAGAAAGAGCCATGGAGTTAGATGCAACACAAAGCACCTTCATAGACTAGGAATAATAATCGCGATAATTATTTGATAGCCTTTTCAATAAAAATTGCTCTGCAATTAGCAAGGAATTCATTCTTTGTTGCTATTGGATCTGCTTTAATCTCAGCCCCCATTTCTGGGTTAGCCTTAGCCTGATTCAATATCGATCTTAAATAGTAATAAGCCGATTTATTAAATTCAGCATCAGCAGATTTTCCTATTTTTTTATTGAAATCATCCCAAACGCTAACGCCTGCGGCGATAGCAAGCTCGTCTGATTTTCCTTCACTGAAATAAGCTTTTAGTGTTTGAAAACCGGCAAGGCAGTTTGTATCTAATATCGTTAGAGTCTTATACCAAGATGCCTCTGATTCTTTGCCTTCACATCCAGTCAGACGATACTCACTTTTCTCATTCTTAGAAAGATCTGAACTCACGTAGATAGTTTTGTGTTGAGTATAAGCAAAGGGAATGAAATCAGCCTCTTGACTATTTTCCCCTGTAATACGGACCTCACCACAAACAAACGTTTCGCCGGTAGCGTTGGTTACTTCAGTGATTGACCGATATTCCACTGTTTTCGGGTTCTGCATGCCTTCACGCATTACCTTTTCCATGGCTGGAATATCTACAGCAAATGCTGATGGGATACTAAGAATTGATGCTAATAAAACTACAAGTTGTCTTTTCATACCTTTTCTTACTTATCCATATCCTAAAAGAGAAAAGCCCCAGCGATTAAGCCGGGGCTATCCCAGGAGTGCGGGACCAACCGCAAACCTACTGAGGACTGAACAATAACCACGAGGATTATTATCAGCGTGGTTGAGTGACCAAACCCAACCATGGGAAAGCATACCATGACTATTGAATTCATCAAGAAACTCCAATACCGCCACCGCGTTACCGGCGACGACTTCAACCTGTATCCCCGCCAATCTGGCCTGAAATTCTTCTTCGCCTGTGTTTTAGGCGCGTTCATGTTTCTGGCTATCGCTGTCAAAATCTGAGGGCTGACCAATGACCACCCAAGCAGTAACAACCAGTAATCTCCCGCCCGCCGTGGTTGGGTTGAATATTGACGAACCAACGTGGAACGCGCTGAAAAACAGTATTTACCCTGGCGCTAAAGATGATTCAGTCATCATGGCGGTGAGTTATTGCCGCGCCCGCCAGTTAGATCCGCTGATGAAACCCGTTCATTTAGTTCCTATGAGCGTGAAAGATGCGGTAAGTGGTAAATATGAAATGCGTGATGTGGTGATGCCAGGTGTTGGGCTCTATCGCATACAGGCAGGCCGCGACAGAAACCGCCAAAAGGTTTAGGAGAGGAATCTCGGGCATTGTTGAAAATGTGGAATGAAAACTTCCCCAGCCCTTCGGTAGATCGGGATCCCTACTTCAAATCTCTGGGGCTTGACTGGGGAATGCTATTTTTATGTGGTTTAGCTCATTTCCGTCATGGCGATATTATTTACTTCAACACTGGGGCAACCCCCAAAGAAGATTCAGGTGCGATTGAAATACTTGGCACTGAATATAAAACTGCTGAGAATTCTTTTAATAGCGAATCTAAATAAACCTTGTCGTTAATGAGTTTAACTCACCTCACTAATACCCTAGCCTTACTCACTATATTCCTGCCCATAGGCTGGGGGTTGTTTAACTCAATTAAGGAGTAATCCCATGTTTGGATTGTTTCTCTATGTCTGTTTTACGTTCCAACCCTGTCAGTATGAACCACAGGGATATATATATCCCGACAAAAGTAATTGCCTTGCTGACATTCAGCAAGAGAGATTACCAACTGAATATGTTTGTTTACCCGTTGACGGTGTATTAATGGCGAGGACAAGACAATGAGCCAAATAATATCGGTAAAAATGGCAAGGCCCAGTGAAGATGAAGTGAAATCTCTTTGGAAACTATTTTACGCAACTGAAGCAGCAGAGGACCGCTGGCACAGGGAATCATCTGAGCAATTTCTGGAACGCCTTGACGATCAAGATATCAGTGATGAAGAGCGCACATTTATTGCCATTGCATGGGATTCACTGGTACAAGGCCACGGTGGCTTTGGGCGCTTTATGGGGGCTTATGACACCCTGATACATAATTTCCAAGATCCAGATGCTGACTATGTTGCCGCACATCCTAAACTTAATACTCTGCTGACTGAATCAGAGCTATTGCCCGTTGTATTAGATGGCTATGCCGATGCAAAAAATACCATCGCTGAATGCAAGTCTGAGCGTGATGCTGCACTAAAAGCCTGTACCATGATTGCTCAGACTCTTGGTATTACCGCGGCCGTAGCGGGTGATACCATTGCAAGACTCCAGCAACTGGTTGCTGAGAGTGCTATGATACTAAAGTTGCTCACCAATATTAGTGAAAATCATTCTGAGTTTGTTGATGAGAGTGAAGAGTGCATGTGTGCCAGCATTCCTCTCGATTATGTGTCTGAAATAAACATGTACATTTCCCGTGATGTTAATGCCGAAAATCCATTTCCAGCCACGGATGCTGCGCTTAACAAGATAACGGGTTGATGTAGCGACAATGGCTGAGCATGCTAAGAAACTCTCTGATCCTGGGTTTTCCTATCATTTCGACTTAGATATTCACGCTCAAACCGAAGTTATCCAGTTCGCCGCCAGTCTGCGTATTGGCAAGTCATATGGCTGAATCTACGCCATAATGCAAACTAATGGAAAATTGTTGAATACTCTTTATCAGTGAATATAAGATAGTAGTACAATAGCTGATCTATGAGAGTCCACTCACAATAAAAACGAGTATTAATAATATGTTGATAACCAGGTTGAGTATACATGAATCATAATCAAACCATTGCTAATATATGCAAACAGGTGAGAGAAAAATGGGAATTCACAGGTCACTTACCTGAACAACACAACTGTAAAGAAATAAGTATTGCTATATGTATTCTAGCTGCCGAAAATAACATTGATACCATTCTATGCTTTGGCGAGTTTATAGAGAGTACTGATGCGCCTCGTGATCATTTTTGGGTAAGAAAAGACGGAATTATTTATGATGCAACTGCAGATCAGTTCTTTGCTTGTGAAAAGATATATATTTCTAAAGAAGGTCAAGATAATAGATATAAAGAAAAAGATTTCGTAACATTCAACAGCCTTATATCTAAGCTAACCAAATAAAGTATATTATCACTTAAGCCTCGCTATATGTGGGGTTTTTATTACCTATCGCCGGAGGATGCGTAATTTATTATCATGATGGCAAATTACGTCAGATATTTGTGTAAAAAAGTAAAGAAATAGCTATATCACCGATTTTATTTCTCACTAAAACATAGCCCCTTACCACCCCAGACCAAACGACCATAATAGGGCGTAGCATCGTTGCGCCCTTTCTTACTGAGGAAAGACCAATGACCAAACTACTGACATTAGAAGAATGGGCGGAAGAAACCTACCGCAGCAAGCAACCAACCCCCCAGACACTCCAGCGCTGGGCGCGAGGCGGCAATATTTACCCTGCCCCTGAAAAACATGGGCGGGAATATCGTGTACAGCCAGGTGCTATTTATATTCAACCTAAAAGCTATCGCTTAGCTAAAAAAATAATAAAAGCATCACCCGATGTTAACTCACCATTAATAGAGAGAATTAATCATGGCATCAAGGCCGCAAAGATATGATGCCAATTTACCTCGGAACCTTACCTATCGCCGCTCGCGCAAATCATTTTACTGGCGTAACCCTATTACTGGGGAGGAAATAACCCTCGGGCAAATTGCCCGTAGAGATGCCATATCTCAGGCTATTCAGGCCAATAATTATATTGAATCCAATTTTCAGCCAGTTGCCCTGCTTGAACGATTACAAGCCCCTACCCCAACTCCTGCGGCTAAAGCTGAAGTTAATACCGTAGCAAGTTGGCTAAAGCGCTATTCAGAGCTATTAAAGCGTCGAGAACTGGCTGAGAACACCATGAAAATGAGAGTCCTGCAAATCGGATATATTAACCAAGAATTTGGAGATCAGCCGATCGAGGCTATTACCACCAAGCATATCGCTGATTTTATTAACACCTATGTCGATAGTGGTAAAAGTTCAATGGCAGTAAATCTACGTTCTGTTTTGTCTGATGTGTTTAGGGAAGCCATTGCTGATGGCTTAATTAGCAGCAACCCAGTACAAGCAACGCGCACGCCCTCACCAAAAGTTAAGCGGGAACGGCTCGACTATGCAGCTTTTTGCAAGATTTATGAGGCAGCCGGCCAACAGCAGAACTGGGTTCAACTCAGCTTAGCATTGGCGCTAATTACCGGCCAACGCCGTGACGATGTGCGGCAATTAAAAAGAAGCGATGTGCATGATGACAAACTTTGGATAGTCCAGAGTAAAACCAAGATGCAGATAGCGATATCGCTATCCCTGCGGCTGGAAATAATGAATACCACGGTTGGCGACATTATAGAAAAGTGCCTGAATAACAGTAAAAGTGAATATCTCATCAGTTCATCGAGTAAAAGTTCAGGCCGGGAACCCGGAGCCTTAAACGCGGACTCGCTTACCAAAGCATTTGTTAAAGCATTGAAGGCAACCGATCTGGTTTATGACATATCCCCGCCCAGTTTTCACGAGATCCGTAGCCTAGCATCCCGGCTGTATGAAGCAGAATACGGTAAGGAATTTGCACAGAAATTGCTCGGTCACAAGTCGATGAAAATGACTAATGTGTACCTTGATTCGCGTAAAAATGAGTGGGTAGAAATTTAGGCCGAGTATCAAGATTTCGGACAAATTTCGGACATTTTCGGACGAAGAGAAAAAATATCAATGAAAACAATAAGATAAAAAGAGACCGAATACGATTCCTATATTCGGTCTAGGGAAATGGCTCTTGGGAGAGAGCCGTGCGCTAAAAGTTGGCATTAACGTAGGCTTGTTCAGCCATACTCTTTAAGAGTAGTCGAGGACATGTGTTTCGCCAACTTAGCAACAGAAGTAATTAATAACGGTTGCAAACTAATTTAAATGATACAAATTAGCCTACCAGTTAAGAAAGGTAATTATCTGTTAAATAGAAAATAAAGGCCGTAGCGATGCTCAAGTTGTCGTGCTTACTTTTCGCATAAAGTCATCGCACGCTGTTGGAAAGGTAGCAAACTCATCTTTTGACCAGGGTTCTCGCTATCATCTAATAATAAAATATCTAGCGGTTTCGCAAGGACATGGCCTGCTTTCATTTGTTCAGATGCAACATCATTAAGTGGATATTGCGCTAATGTGCTGGGATTTATCACAAACAAAGCTCCCCCTGAGCGGCATTCCAACATCACCTCTTCTCGGGTAAATGCCCATTGTTTGCCAAATTCAAACTTACTGACAGTCACTATTTTCCCAGCGGCAAAAGCATTCACGGATAACATCAGTAACGATAACGTCAGCACCAAACCTTTCAT